CACGTCACCGTACGCGACGACAGCAGCGATGTGTACAGCATGCGCGGCATCGCCCTGTACCTTGACGATGGCACCTTGTTCGCGCTGTATGGGCAGGCCGGGGTGATCCTGGAGAAGGCCGCCCAGGCGATGATGCTGATGTCGGCCGACGTGGTGTTCACCCAGGTCCCGGCAAGTGCGCTGACCTTCGGCGATGCCAACTTCATCAACCCACCGGCCACGACCGAGGTACAGGGCGTGGTCGAGCTGGCGACCGACGCCGAGGCGATCGCCGGCAGCGACGCGCAGCGCGCGGTGACTCCACGTGCCGCCAGGGCGACCCTGGACGCACGTCTGGGCGCCAATGCGCCCACGGCGTTCGCGCGTAACCTGCTGGCCGTCAGCACGGCTGCGGCACTGCGCACGGCGCTGGAGCTGAAAGGGGCTGCCTTGAAAGATGAAGGCGCCGGCAAGGGCCTGGATGCCGACCTGCTGGATGGCCGCCACGGCGACCACTACCTGCAGTGGAGCAACCTGGTGGGCACGCCGACCACCTTCCCGCCGGGCAGCCATGCTCACGCCTGGGCCGACCTCCAGGGCAAGCCTGCCACGTTCCCGCCCTCGGCACATTCCCACGGTACGGCCGAGGTTACCGGCCTGGATGCCGCGCTGGCCGCGCGCCCGCTCAAGGGCAGCAATGGCACCTGGCCGGATGTCGTGCCGGTGGCCGCCGATGTGTTCGAAGCGCCGGCGGCACTTCGCTCCTACGGGGCCGAGAGTGCCAACCGCCCCTCCGACTACGGTGTCGTTGCCGCCTGGAGCAATACCGGCAAGTTCAACAAGAGCAATGGCGCCTGGATAAGCCAACTGGCTTTCGGCGGCAACGGCAGGATGTACGCCTCGTCGTCACTCAACGGCAGCCAATTCGGTGCGTGGGACGAGCTGTGGAGCAGTCGGAATTTTGACCCTGCAAGCCGGGTCATGAAGGCCGGAGATACCATGACGGGAGCGCTGAACGCGCCGTACCTCAATGCCACGTATGACGCTCGCTTCGGCGGAGGCAATGCCGTCAGTGCGAACAAGCTGCGCATTGGCAACATCGGCGGCAACGACGCCTACATCCAGTGCGTCACGAACGGTGAAGCCGCATTCGCCCCGTTGTACGTTCGCGGCTCGATGGTTGAGCAGCGAGCGGACAAGACTTATACCCAGATTGCCCCGTCCAATTATGCAGTCCGCCAGGATGGCATTCCCGGATTCCGCTTCACGGAGCGGAGCGTGGCGTCGGGCTCGCGATTGGTCATCGAGGCCGTCTCGGCGGACCAGTCGTCATTCACCTCGTTTGTGAACGTGGCGCAGAACTATGCCTGGCTCGGTGCAGGTATGCAGACGCTCGCGACGTTGGATCAAACGGGGAACCTCGTAGCGACAAAGTCCATTTTTGGGTCCAGCACCGATTTTCATCCTACGGATAACACGGATGTTGCTGCACTCCAGCCATCAGGTAACTACGGCGGCGGCATCTGCATGCGCGATGGGATCCATCGGGCGATCATCTACACCTCGAATGGCAGCTCCATCGCAGCAAGGCTGCGAAATACATCGACCGGATCGCACGGAGAGGTATTCAATGCAACGCTTTCCGGATTCTATGCTCCGGCATTTCAGCCTTATTCGGACGAACGAACGAAAACGCTTCGTGGAAGATCCGAACGTGGTCTGAACGCCGTGCTTGGCATTAATGCATACATCGGAGCGTATAAGCCTGAGTTCAACTCTGATGGTCAGGAACGACTGTTTCTAGTGGCGCAGGAAATTGAAAAGGTCGCTCCAGAGATAGTTCGCGAGGATGCGAAAGGAATTAAGACCGTTGATCTCGCGCAGATGGACGCGCTGTTGGTGCGCGCTATCCAGGAACTCGCGGCAGAGGTCGCCCTGTTGAAGGAGCGGCGCTGAGATGGCTACCAATTTCCGCGTGAATGGCTACGACTTCGATGATCTATTCGATCCCTACGTAAGCGGCCCCACGTCGCAGAACACGGAGCTCCGTGTCGACGGAATCGATCTCAGTCAGCGCTATGCCCATCTCCAGTTCGGCCAGAAACGCGCGGATATCGGCTATCGGCTCGCCAACGGCGTGGACGTCACCAACCTGTGGGCCGCCAAGGGCACCGCGTCGTACGTCATCGTCGGCCTCGATGGCAAGGCGCTCTACGCGCAGGACCGCGCGGCCACCAATCAGCCGAATGTGAGCGCGTCGGTGTCTGTCTACCTCGGCCAGGACGGTCGCTGGAGCGTCTCTGGCAGCACATCGCGCGGCGCCTACGGGCAGAGCGCACCGGCGTCGGGCGCCTGGTTGCCAGGAGGCGCGGGCGTTGCCGATTACGAGGTGATGTTCCAGATCAGCGACAGCGGCAGTAGCGGTCATTCGGTCTACAACGGTGCACCGGGCTACGCCTCGCTCACCACCGGCCGGTCGGCATCGCTGTCGTTGGGCTCCATCTCCGCGGTCAACACGACCCAGCGCGAGGCAAGTTTCAGAGTGCGCATCCATCTGCGCCGCATCTCTACGGGCGCCGTTTCCATCACCACCGTTTCCGGTGCCATCGGCACCTCCGGCTGGGTCTGATCCGGACCTCCCTGCAATGGGCCGGACGCTGCCAAACATCGAATATGGCAACGCACTCCGGCTCACAACCAACCTGGAATAAAACCAATGGCTGAACAGTTTCTCCACGGTGTCGAAGTCATCAATATCGATGATGGCACCCGTCCCATCACCACCGCCGCGTCCAGTGTGATCGGCATCGTCGGCACCGCGCCGCGTGCCGGCATCGACTTCCCCATCCACCAGCCGGTGCTCGTCACCTCCCGCCAGCAGGCGGCCAAGCTGCGCAGCGGCACCAGCGAACTGGGCGAGGGCACGTTGCCAGACGCGATCGATGCGATCTTCGACCAGGGCGCTGCCGTGGTCGTGGTGATCCGCGTCGATGGGGGCGCCTCCGAGGCGACCGCACTGGCGGCGGTGGTCGGTGGCACCAACCCGACCGATGGTCAGTACCAGGGCGCCCACGCGCTGCTGTCGGCCGAATCGGTGCTGGGCGTCAAACCGCGCCTGCTGATCGCACCGGGCTTCACCCATCAGCGCCCGGAAGACCCGGGCAATGTCGGCACGCCGCTGGCCAATCCCGTGGTCGCGGCACTGAAGGGCATTGCCACCAAGCTGCGCGCCGTGGTCGTGGCCGATGGCCCGGACACCAACGACGCCGCGGCAATCGTTGCCGCGGGCGACCACGGCAGCCAGCGGGTATTCCTGGTGGATCCGGGCGTCAAGCGCCTCAACGCCGCCGGCGAAATCGTGGTGCAGCCCGCCTCGGCGACGGTGGCCGGCGCGATCTCGCGCAGCGACAACGAGCGTGGCTGGTGGGCGTCGCCGTCCAACATCGAACTCAACGGTGTGCTCGGTACCACCCGCGCGGTCGACTTCGGCCTGGACGACGCCACCAGCCGCGCCAACCAGCTCAACGCCAAGAACGTGGCCACCATCATCCGCCAGAACGGTTTCCGCCTGTGGGGCAACCGCACGCTGGCCGTTGACGGCAAGTGGCAGTTCCTGTGCGTGGTGCGTACCGCCGACATCATCGCCGACTCGCTGCAGGCCGCCCACCTGTGGGCAGTTGACCGTGGCATCACCAAGACCTACGCCGATGACGTACGTGACGGCGTGCAGGCCTACCTGCGCAACCTGGTGGCCAATGGCGCCATCCTGGGTGGCGACTGCTGGATCGATCCGGAACTGAACACCGCCGAGAACATCAAAGCCGGCAAGTTCTACTGGGACTTCGATTTCACCCCGACCTATCCGGGCGAGCACCTGACCGTCCGGATGCACATGAACGACAACTACATCTCGGAGATCTTCTAAGCATGGCGCGCAATATCCGCAAGAACTTCAACTTCTACGTCGACGGCAAGGGTTTTGCCGGCGAGGTGGAATCCTTCACCGCCCCCAAGCTGACCCTCAAGACCGAAGAGTTTCGC